GTTAAAAGAGATCCCTCATAGATGAAAATATCGTTAAAAGATGCAATATTATCCGCAACTGGTACTGTTATATCCTCTAAAATACAGAAAGTATATGATTGTCTTCCAAAAGACCCTTGACTTGTAGCTACAATCCCCTTTTTCAGAGTAATTGTACTAGGAGCAGGGGTAATATTGCTTGTATCTACGAAAAAACTAACGTTAGCAGTTGCTGCTTTTCTGGATCTAGGAAGATATCCGATATTTCTCGCTAAAGATACGACATTTTCTCTTAATGTCGCACTATCAATGAATACTTCATTCGCGACCATGTTCGCGTTGTATGAAGTAATGTAGGTATTGTATGCCAAAACATCAAGAAGAGTCGAAAGGTTTGACCCTTCAAAATCATAATCAGTAAAATTAGAGTTTTCCTTTAGATATTCTCTAAGTGTTGTTTTTACCTGACTAAAGTCTAGGTTTGTGAAATTAGCTAATGGCATTGTTTACCTAGTTTGCTGCAAGACAAATTGTAATTCTTGTGGAGGAATATCAGCACCAATAATCTCATATGTGATTACGGCATCAAAAGCATTGTTGTCAAAATCGGGAGAAACCTTAACTTCAACTAAACGAACTCTTGGTTCAAATCTTTCAATCGATTCTGAAATTTGATCTCTAATTATTAAAGATGATATTTCGTCAATATTGTCAAAAAGTGATCGATTGATGTTAGAACCAAAAGTTTCATCAAAAAATTTCTCACCTGGGATCGTAAATACGATATTCCTTACAGAACGGGCAATTGCATTCTCATTTTTAAGCACAATAAGATCACTTGTCAGAGGATTAGTCTGAAAAGTCATACTAATATCCTTAAAACCCCGACTTACCCTTTCTAAAGGCACAAGAATCCTGCGATTATATCTTATTTATTAAGGTATTAAATCATTTTTCACTCATAGAGTGGTTCTGGATCTGTTTCATTTTCAAAAAATTCAGTTTCTTCGATAGAATCCCGTTTTTTCGGTGTCAAATCGTCATTTGCGATCTCACGAAGCATTTTTTGATGGTTGTCATTAGCTAAATTGTCTAAAAAATCGTGATTTGGAGTCATTTTTCTCTTTTTTAAGGGTCAATTGGGCGATTTTCTTGTGATTTGTACATATCTTCTGCATTTTCTTCTTCAATTTTACGTTCTTTTGACGTTTTCCAGAAATATTCGTCTTCACGACCCATTCCAAGACGTTCAAAACCGTT